AGTCAATGGTACATTAGGGAAAGCCTATGGAGTCCAAGGTGGCTATATTGCTGCCGATGCAGAAGTCATCGACGCCATCCGTTCTGTGGCTGCTGGGTTTATCTTTACAACGTCAATGAGCCCTGTGAGTTGTGCAGGTGCCCTGGCTGCGGTCAAGTATCTAAAGGATCATCCTGAGCTACGTGACAAGCATCAAGAACGAGCTCGCAAACTGAAACATAGATTATCAGTGGCAGGTATGCCTGCAATGGAGTGTACCACTACTCACATTGTGCCTATTCTAGTTGGAGAAGCTGTTCGATGTAAAGCAATCAGCGATGAACTGCTCAACGAACATAACATTTACATACAGCCTATCAATAGTCCTACAGTTGCCGTAGGAACGGAGCGGTTGCGTATTGCTCCCACTCCGTTCCACGATGATGGTATGATCGAAGATCTAATTACTGCGCTGACTGCTTCATTTGCGTGTCACCCGGCGCCAGTCTAAAACGATCTTCTACATAGTCGCTGGTACCTACTTCAAAGATAATACTACCAGCGACTAAGGCTTCCACCTGATGTGGGCCCAAAGCACCGAAATCTACAGTTTTGCCTTCGTCTAAGACTGCTTCCTTTACTTCGCCTGTGGCTACATCGATGAATGTGATCTTAAACTTACCTGCATTGATGAACCAGCTCTTGGCTTTTTCTTTGTGTAGAACCATACTAGTCTTTGCACCTACACGATCAAACACCAATAGCTTACCGCAGTACTTGTCATTGTTGGCCCATACTAGTTCAAAGCCCCAACCTTTCTTTACCTGTCCTAGTTGTTGTAGGTTCATGGTCTCTCCGTTAGAATTTGATCAATCAGTCCGTATTCGAGTGCTTCTTCTGCACTCATAAACTTATCACGTTCCATATCGGCGGCAAACTGTGCATAAGTCTTGCCTTTGCTATTGTGTTTGACATAGATCTCTGTCAAGGACTTTTTCATCTTAAGGATTTCTTCAACCTGAATCTGCATATCAGTTGCCTGTCCACGAGCACCGCCACTGGGTTGATGAATCATATGACGAGCATTGGGCAACATAAAACGTTTACCTCTGGCTCCTGCTGTGGCCAATAAGCTGCCCATTGAGCAGGCCTGTCCCATAACATAGGTAGCTACATCTGGACGAATAAACTGCATTGTATCATAGATGCTCATACCTGCGGTGACTACACCTCCAGGACTGTTGATAAACAGACTGATGTCTTTGTCGGGGTTCTCACTTTCTAAAAACAGTAATTGAGCAACAATTAGATTGGCCATTCCGTCTTCAACTGGTCCATTTAACATAATAATGCGTTCTTTGAGCAGTCTACTATAAATGTCATAGGCCCGTTCTCCTTTGGACGAACTTTCAATTACCATTGGTACTAGTGTCATTCTTAAATCCTTTGTATTAATGTTAAGAAAAATTATTCTCTGTTGTTTATTTTATACGAAAAACTCTTGATTTGCAAGTAATCTGAGCATATAATATACAAAGAAGTTAAATACTTCGCTACGGGAATTTTTGGATTGAAATAAAATGAGTACACTATTACTAAACGCAGATATGCAACCTGTTAGCCTTTTACCTCTAAGCACGGTAGACTGGCAAGAGGCCATTCGCTATATGGTACTAGACAAAGTCGAAGTATTAGAATGGCACGACGATTGGATTGTTCATTCAGCCAATTGGGAAACTCGTGTGCCTGCTATCATTATGCTCAAGGAATACCAAAAGCCCAAGAGCACAATGCGGTTGAGCAAGCGAAACATCTTCTTACGAGATGAATATCGATGCCAATACTGCGGCTGCGATGTGGCCGATGCTTCTGCTACCTTGGATCACGTTCATCCCGTAAGTCAAGGCGGTAAAACTACTTGGGAGAACAGTACCACAGCCTGTAAGCCCTGTAACTACAGGAAAGCGGCTCACGTGGGCAAGTTTAAGCCTAAGCAGACGCCTTACAAGCCGCATTTTTGGGATCTTGTAGAAAAACGCCGCAAGCGTGGTTTCCATTATCAGCACCCCAGCTGGGCGAACTACCTAGGCTAAATATTAGTCTATGCGATTTTTTGAAATAAACGAACCCAGCACCCAGCCTGCACCGCAGGTTGGGTCTCCCCCTCCGGCGGCAACTAAACAGCCGCATCCTGTTGATCAACAACCGGCACCTAAGCCTGTAGCTAAGAAAGCAGCTAAAGGAACAGGTCCATTTGTATTCGACGGTGTTACCTATGCTAATCGTAAAGATCAAGACGCAGAAGTAGCTGCAATTAAAGCCGCGTTGATCGACGAATTTCCTTCAGTAAATGTGCGTAATGATCTAGAAGATCTTAACGCTGGAAAGAAGATTCCTAGCATCAGAATTTTAAATGCTTTGCCTAGAGACAAAGTTTTAGCCACGTTAAAAGACGCAGGCTATCAGTTAACTAATACCAAAAACGATGTTCAAATTGTATCTGGAACATACCAAAGTTTTATCTATACCTTTACTAAAAATAACATCGTGTTTACTGTTGTTATTGCAGGTAAAGGTGCCGGCGAAGGCGCAGAAGGCAAATGTCAAGTTGGCATTCAAATGTTACGTCCCGAGAAGTTTGGACTCAAAGGTGTTGATTTAACCAAAGCTCAGTTGTCTGCTAAAGTTAAGGCAGCGATTCCACAAGTTGCCAAATCGGATCCTGTTCTACAACAAGCTCTAAGTCAACTAATTGATGTAGCTATGGGAGATCGTTCATCAGTAGATGCTCCATTAATGGATCACATCAGCGGATGCTTAAACTTAATCAGCCAAGACTTTGGTGAAGTGCTAACTCCAATTGTTCTTGCAGATGGAGAAAGTGATATTATTTCATTCTCAGCGACATCGAACAAACCGTTAATTGATGTTGACGTTAAAGGTATTCCTGTAGCTGTTAAGAGTCTAGGCGGCAGTGGCAATAGTTTTTCTGCTATTCGTGATATGATTAAAGATTACGAAGAATCCAAGCTAGCCGATGATCCCGAATGGAAAGCCAACAAAACATTCAAGATACTACAGGACTTTGTTAGCAAAGATGGCAAGACTAATGACAAGTTGATTCGTGCCGCACAATTAGCCGCTGTTCCCGAAGCTCTTGAGTTAAACAAGATTCTAGGAACCAGTCCGCAGGACTATGCTCAAATGGAAGCGGCTGTTAGCAATCTTGTAAAGCAGCTCGAGGCAACTCCCGAAGGACAAAAGAATTTATACGCTGCATACCTGAAAGCTATTTGGCCTGCGTCAGTGGCCGCTAATAGAACTAGAGGAAAGAAAGCTACATTGGTTCCAGTTGGTCTTCCCGGAGATTATCGTTCTTATCTTAAAGACGAAGACACCGCAGAAGAACCAAAGCAAAGTAGTAAGTCAGCAGGCAAGAAGAAGTTTGATGCTAACTTTGTTCGTGCTGCCAGTCGCCAATTGACCTATATGTTGGGTATGGGTTTCCGTAATCAAGTTGTCGAAGGTGACGACAAAGACGAAATGGAGCAGACCATTACTGACGTAATGACTCGTAAAGATGCCATTGCCGCCAAAATTACCATCAACAACGATGGTTCAATTAAAGTTATCAAAACAGCATTTAAAGATCTCAAGTTTGGATATCAGTATCACGCCGGAACGGATACTGTAGACCAAAACGCACCCGGATTCCACATTCAATTCACTTGACATCTAGCAGTTATTATTGTATAATTACAGTATGACTACTCTTATTCAAGGCGACTGTATTGAAGTTGCTGATCAAATCAAAGACGCTTCAGTAGACTTTCTGTTTACTGATCTGCCCTATAACATTTCCGGTGACGGTGCCAAACCTGTTTGGATTGACAAAGAAACAGGTGAGAACAAGAACACTATTCACAGTCAAAAGTTCTCGGAGAACTTTGAAGAGGACTGGGACAATGTCACTCACGAACAGTTCCTATTCCAGCTAACACAATGGAGTCAGATGTGGCACAGTAAACTACGCAAAGGCGGAACATTTGCTGTGTTTATCAGTGACCAGTATGTCAGCTATCTGTGGAAGATTATGGCTGATATAGGCTTTGAACCTAAACGTGTTTGGACCTGGAAGAAGCCTGCGGCAGTTCCTTTTAATCGTCACGTTAATCCTGTTAGTGGCTGCGAATACATCCTTTGGGGTATCAAGCCCGGAGGCAAGCGTACATTTAACAGCGACACAGATCTAAACAGTATTGTTGATCGCTATGCAGTAGCAGATAAAGTGTCCAGCATCGTCTATAGAGAAATCAAAGACGGATTAGGTAATCGCAGTTTGGACGCTATCTTTGCAGATGCCCTTGTTGAAGCTAGGACTATGATCGATAGTCGCAAACAGGCGGCAGGCAAGGTACAGGCCATCATTCCAAATACTATTACCTATAGTGGCGGTTTGGGTCGTGACAAAATACATCCAACCCAAAAGCCTACAGAGATACTAGAATACTTTATCGAGCTTTGCACAAATCCAGGTGATCTTGTTTTGGATACATTTGCTGGTTCGGGCAGTACTGGGATCGCGGCCAAGAACACAGGACGAAACTGTATTCTTGTAGAACGTGATGCCAAAATGTTCAGCAAAATGAGCGATCGTTTTAATCCTCCGTCTACTTTGAATTCTGCACTGTTTATAGAATCTGATTGACAAATTGTTAGTTTGATTGTATAATTCAATTATCATAACACACACAGAAAGACTCTAAATGCAAATTAGTCAACTAATGACAGCACAGGCTATTGTGAACTATGCTGATCAGGTAAACGCACAGTTTTCTAAAAATAAATCACAGTATGTAAGTTTAGGACAACGACTAAACGATACTATCGGCAACAAATCGTTCAATTCGGCAATCGTCAATGATGCAGTTGACGAATTTAAAATTCGAAACCCTAATATCAAATCCTGGAATGATCTCACCTTGTGCGAACCCGGCGAGACTACTCTTGATAAAATTGACATCGACATTACCCTCCAACGTTTATTAGAATTGGTTCATGTCTGTACAATTATGGATTGTTTTAAACAAATTTTGGTGCAACCAATTTGTGTCTATAAAGACCCAGCTCGGCCGGGCAGATTTATCTGCTGGGAGGGGCAACACACTTCTATTGTTCTTTATATAATTGCCGCAATGGTATTAGGCGAAGATATTTCTAAGTGTAAAATTCCTATCATTATCAATCCTAGTAGTCAAAAGAGTGAAATGAGAGATTGTTTTATTACTATGGCGACTCCGGAAGTTGGTAAAAAATCAATAGACCCAATTGATCTCTTTCAGCAAAAAGTATTTGGAGTTAGGACTGATGGGGTAACAAACAGGCCTGATTGGACTGAAACTGAACTAAAACAACAAGCACTTGAAAATGCCAAAATGTTTGCTACTAATCAGAAATTTGGAGATACTAACAAGCCTGGAGCCCTTTCTGTTTTAACAGAACTTACTAATCCTGCATATCCTTTGGAGATTACACAGGCCTTTACAAAATACTTTGTTAATGTTTGTAAAAGTAATCGTCCCGTAAAACCAAAAGAAAGTTGGATGTTGTATGAATATTTTAGACTATGTAAAGTAAACGACATTACTCTCGACGATGCTTATATTCGAGGCATCGCTAAAAGTCTTAAGTCTGTAACAGGAACTGATTTTGATGCAGATATGATGTGGGATCGAGCTAAGGTAAGTTATCAAAACTGGTTCCTACATAATAAGCCCAATCCGGACGGAACTCTTTGGGGTATCAGTTATCCAGAAAAAAGGATTGGCTTGACATTCTTGATAGCTCAGATTTCTAAAAATTTTAAAGGAACAGTTCCGAGCTATTCGGGCGCCCTTTGGAAGGTGCCAGGAAAGGATTTATTCTAATGTCTTCTGTGCGTCTGCGTCTACCCGAAGACGATAAAAGAAAATCTCGTTCTGCTATTGAAAAACAATTAGCCGAAGGAAAATCTTGTGTAGTCTGTGGTAAACCAATAACCCAAATGATGGGGCCAGGATCTGATCGATTGTGTCGTAAACATCAACTCGAAAGTGTTGAATATAAAAATGGACAGGGCAAGGCAAGTCGGCCTTATCTGTTCCATAGAGGTACATCTTGTGTAATTTGTGGTTATTCTCCGGCAGAAGATCCAGAAGTTATCAAATATAAAGATCAGTTAGATGAAGTAGAATACTCTCGTATGCTTAGATCATTGTTAGAAGTTAATCATAAAAATGGTGATCATAATGATAATCGTCCAGAAAATTGTGAAACTGTCTGCACAAAACATCATAGAATAATTTCAATAGTGAACAAGCATTATAAGAAAAAGTCTAGTAAAGTTGCCGCTTGACAAACAATCATTTTGATGTTATACTATTAGCATAGTTAGATATTAAGGAGCCTTTGTGCGTACACAACCAGAAGTTATTATTCAGCGTCTTGAAGCAGACAATAGTCGTTTGGCAAAAGAAGCTATCCTTGCAGAAGCAATGGAAGAAGGATTGGACGAGTTCTTTCACGGACTTCGACTAGGACTTGATAAACTTGTCAGCTTTGGTGTTAAACAAGTTCCCATTAAAGAAGAAGATAATGGTCAAGGACTAGCCTGGACTCCCTTTCTTGAGCTGGCCGATGCACTCTATCGCAGGCAAATCACAGGCCACGATGCTCGTGATGCTATTAATCTTGCTATGGGCGTGGCCACTAAGGCACAATGGAACGACTGGTATCGTCGCATACTGATAAAAGATATGCGAGCAGGCTTTGGTGAATAGTCAGTGAACACTGTGGCTAAAAAGCTCAAGAAGCCAGAGTATGCTGTTCCTGTATTTGAATGTATGTTGGCACACGATGGTGCTAATCACGAAGCAAAGATTCAGGGTAAGAAGCTTCTGCAAGAAAAACTCGACGGTGTTCGTGTTCTTACAGTGGTAGACTTTGAAAGCCGTACCGTACAGATGTACAGCCGCAACGGCAAAGAGCTCAACAATTTCCCACATATTACCAAAGTGTTTGAAACACATATGGACGAGATTGGTCGTAGCTATGTGTTCGACGGTGAAATTATGAGCAGCTCATTTCAGGCACTGATGACACAGGTGCATCGCAAAGACAACATAGAAAGCGGTGATGCTGTACTGCATCTGTTCGATGTCATTCCTGTTGTAGAGTTCAAAGCAGGTAAGAGCATACTAGGACAACGTCGTCGTATCAACTTCCTTAAGAACTGGCAGAACATCTTTGCCGACAGCGGCTGTATTGAGATTGTACCACATACCGAAGTTGACCTTGATACTTTTGATGGAACCATTGTGTTTCAGGACTTTAACAAGGCCTGTCTTGATGCAGGCAAAGAAGGCATTATGGTCAAAGACGTTGATGCCAAATACGAATGTAAGCGTTCAACCAGCTGGCTCAAGATCAAACCTTTTATTGAAGTTAGCCTAGCTGTTACTGGAGTAGAAGAAGGCACAGGCCGTAATGTAGGCAAGTTGGGTGCTATTGTTTGTGAAGGTGTAGATGATGGTAAGCGAATTGTGGTCAATGTTGGTTCAGGTTTTACAGATGAACAGAGAGCAGAATTCTGGAAAGCTAAAGATAATCTCGCTGGACAGGTCGTTGAAGTCCGTGCAGATGCGGCGACTAGGAGCCAGGATAGTGAGGACATTTGGTCGCTACGGTTCCCCCGCTTTTTACGCTTCCGTGGATTCAGCAAGGGTGAAAAACTCTAAGATGCAAAAAGGCGCTATCAAAGATCTCATCTACGGTGGGCTTGAAGAGATCCTGACCAATAAAAACTATTACTATCACAGTTCGGTTGGTAGAGACTACAGTCATCTCACCGACGAGGGCAAGGTAGCAGTTGTAGAGTTTATGGATCTTATGGCTTGGAAAATTAAACAGGCAGAAGATGCTGATCTTGAACGTCGAGCCAAAGAACAAGTTATGACCGCGTTGAAAGGCAAAGAATGAAAGAACAAATTGGATTTGTGCGTTGGCTGTTCTCAGGATTAGAACTGTGGCAATGGGTCTTGATATTGAGTTTGATTCTCAATGTTGGCAGTTTTTTTGCCCTTGGTACAGAGCTAGCAACCCCTATGAATGCCGCGGGTATGTTTCTTTTGCTGGCTGTGACTTTTAAATGGTTTATGTTTGATCCATTGAAGGCCAGCTGGGCACGTTACAAAGAACAACGAAACACTCTATTAACCACAATCAAGGACAGCCACAAATGACTGTTAACTTTACTGCCCGTCAGAGTTTCATAAAAACTTTCAAACCTGGTGATCCAGAATTCACAATCGATGACGGGTTTATGACCAGTCCTCGAGCCAGTTTTGAAATCAGCAACAGTTGTCCTGCTGAATACAAAAGCATCTTTATCACGGCAATCAATGCAGGATGGCTCAAACCCGTGGCCCATATGCACGAACGAGAAGTTCTTATTTCTGGATTAACACGATGAGCAGTTATAACTTTCAACCCTTGCAAGATGTAATGAATTCGTGGGCAACTGATTATTCAGGTAATACAATTGGAATAAGCGATGTTCAAGCTGAACCTAGCAACATTACCTGTATTGCCGGCGGAGTTGAAATGCTCAAAGTAGCCGAAGATGGCTTTTATGTTCGCGGAATGAAGGTCCCAGTGGATGACAAAGAAGCGGCTACAGTGTATAATGCTTTTAAAGAGTTTCTAGTTTGGTCTAGACTACACAGGGATTAATATGTTTGATTTATTCAATCGTAGAACAGCGAAAGATTATCTAAAAGAAGCAGAGGATACCTACAAAGTGACTCCACCTAAAACTTCTCCTAACAACGAACTTTATCGGATTGGTACTACCGACGATGGTCGGACCACTCTGACTGTGATGAGTACAGATGGTTTCTCTATAACTATGAGTATGACTCCTGCAGCCTGTGAGCGGATGATCCGTATGATTCGTTCTACTTACATTGAGGATGAATCTGAGTAATTTGCGTCTGTAGCCAAGTGGGAAGGCAGGAGCCTCTAAAACTCCGTAAGCGTGGGTTCGATCCCCACCAGACGCACCAGAGCAGCGGTTTCTTTTCTAAGTTGAATCCAGTATGAGTCGCTAGGGTAGCTAGCTAACCCCTAGGGCAAGCAACAGTATCAAAATGTAACTTAGATGACAGCCGGGAAAGACCGGCACATTGTGTAGACAATGTTAAATAAACTTGTGCATAGGGCACAAACCAACTGTCTTTAAAAACTATGCGTCTAGACAGTACGCAGTAAAAAGGAAATAAAATGATGTACAATCAAAAGCTAGTAGCCTCTATCAAAGTAAAAGGCAAGATCCTTAGAGAATTCA